TGCTTATGTACTTGAATTTCTATCTAACTTTTAGCTATTAATAAGGTTAAAAAACACAGGTTAAATCACTGAAATTAAATAATATAGAATATTTTTTTGTTTCATTGTGATTTTTCTTTTCCTGATGTATAATCGCAAAATCGAAATGTACCTCTTTTCAAAACCAAATGTGCAATTTTTATCACACATGAGCTGCTAAGGTGGGGCGCGTTTAAATGTCATTTCATTGATGTTTAAACGAACTTGTAAATCATCATGTCTGTAAACGATGAGTTGTATGAAGGTGCTACCCGCATGGTTTGAGTTGTCGCACCGCTAAATGGGTTTAAACCTCCGGTATTGCTTTCTATCCATTCACACAGTTCAACGATGTTACTCTTATTGCTGGTAAAGTAAACATACGAATTCTCATACAGGCATAGCATTACATCAAGGTAGTCTTTAAGTCGCCAGTAATTCTCATACGAGCTACAATCAGTTGATAGATACGGAGGATCAATAAGGAAAACAACGTCTGGATGTGATTTATATGTCTCGTAAATCTTACGGTAATCATCGCGAACGACTTCAATGCCTTGGAGATAGTTCACAGCACTATAAGGAGTCATTTTAATCTTATTATACATCGTTGATTTAGACAGCTCATCAAACGATTTAACGTATTGCATCGCAAATAGCAACGATGAGGATAGCGTTATGTAGTCAACGTAGCCGTTTTCTTCATTGATTCGTTGCAACACACGCTCACGCTGTGTGGCATTTAGTTTTTCGCCTCGCTTTATATCTATATTCAACGTGCGCAAATCGTTAAGGAGCTGATTGGTTTTGGGTATGTTAGCAAGCCGTTGACTGAAGTTGTCGTAGTCGTTAAATACTACTTTTGCATCAGGATAGACCGATTTAGTAACATGGCTGAGCAGGCCGCTACCTCCAAACAGGTCAACATAAATTTTGGATGGGTTTTTCTTGATTACTTCAATGAATTGATTAATAAATCTTCTTTTTTGCCCCTGGAAGGGCATGGGTGAACTTTTATAAACTTTGAATGTCATGGGTTAAAATTATTATTTACTTTTGCAATGTCTCACAATAAAAATAGGTGCGCAAACACCGATAAGGCTTTGATGGCCTTTGTCGTGGTGTTTGCGCACCTTAGTTTTGTAGCCGCGTGAGACCGGCTGCGATGAGGCAAAGGCCTCTTTTTTTGCTACTTCATATACTGTAGGTGATTTTAAGAATAATCATCTGATCGCCGCCTGTTGACCCATCAAGGGGCATTGCTAATATTTGGCCGGTTTGTTTATCTATAGAGTAACGCATTACAGTATCAGTACCGTTATGTTTTCCGATGACTATACCACTGATATAATTAGCAGGTCTATAGTCTTCAGGGATTGTTCCTAACAATTTAGCCGACATACTTTCGCTTCCGGGAAAGCTTACTGAAAAATCGAGACTTACGAGTCTGCCCTGTTTAATTAAGTAAGTTTTTGTTGCATTATTAACAACTGTTACTCCTAATTCACGGGGAACTTCTGCCTCTTCTATGAGATAGTTTTGAAGCCTCTTCATTCCTTCAAAGCTTACTGATCCAACAGATCCATTGAAAGGATTCATTGATCCGACAGCTTTACGTATCTGATGCACCTGATGCGTTTCGGCATTTTCAAAGGTGCGGCTTCCTTCTATGCCATTTTCTGTTACAAAATTCCAATAGGGAGCTTCTGTCATGGGGTTAGGCGCGGTAAAGTTGTGTGGATAAACATGCCATATTTCTCCTTGCCAAAAAATTGCACCTTCCGAAACGCTTACAAAATTAGTCTGCTGTTGGGTTTGACAGCCGTACAAAATTATCGGATTGGTCCCGGCAACTGACGAAACAATATCTGCAAGCGCAAGGCGCACGGCATTATCAGTGAAGCGAAAGTCGTTGAGTAATAGTGGAAACCCCCCGTTTAAATCGGTTACTAAATTATTCATGTTAATAGGTTTTTATTTGAAATTGAAAGCCCGCTGCCTTGTGTTTGGCTATAAGACTGAACATACGATTGTAATCAAAACTAATTGAGTTATGCACCCAAACGGTAAAATCAAAGCCGGTGCTTTCCTGCTGATTAAATAGGTAAACAGGCGGGTAAGATTCGCCTAAATTGTGTAGGCGAGTGCTCTTATTCTCTGATTCATTATAAAAGTAGGTTTTTGCCTTCCTGGGACCATCACTTATATAAATACGTGGGTGTAGGTCATCTGGATTAAAGAGCCGGTTTAGCATGTCCTCTAAGCTCAGTACCTGACCGTTGTGCGATAAGCTGAATAACACATCATCACGGTAGGCAAGGAATTTCGCGTGTAAGGTTTTCACAGGAAAAACTAAAGCATTGAGCCAGGACTGCATTTTCTCGCTACGCAAAAATGATGGCAGCAAGTTGTAAATCAGCTTTTGAAAATCGAAGTTAAACATAAGGCTGATAGGTTAAGGTGCTGGAAAGTGGTGTATCAGGTTTAATTTTAAAATACCCTGAATTTGGTATGCGACTAACTACTATAGGCTCAAGCGGGTTGTCTTCATACTTAGCACTAAGTCCGGTTAGTTGAAAATCGACAACGCCAGGTGCTGATAGGATAGCAGTAATTAGTGAAGTGCTTTTCAGCCGACCGTCAAAGGGCAAATTGCGCAGGTAGTTTTGCACCGCAATGTCAACTGGCCTGCTACTATCGGCCAAGATCGTTCCGGAGGCGGTGAGTAGAATAGGATCGTAAAATACTACACCATAAATCAACAGCAGCTCAGCAGATGAGTTTATGATGCGAATCTCTGTCCCGGCATATTTCATCGCTGACAAAAATGCCGAAAACGCATTTTGTTCGTCTGTACCAAGCGGTTCAAGTTCGCCTGATACTTCTTTAGCTAATTTAATTACTAAGCCGTCTGCCGCCTCTCTTACGCTGCATTGCGCTAAAAGTGAAGGCACTTCATTTGCGATTGCTGGATAGCCTACACGTCCGTTTTCAACAACTAAACCTATGCCGGGTTTATATCCAAGGCATATTGCTCTGTACCATAGCAGGCTGCCGGGCTTTTGCGTTGCGATAATGCCTTCAACTTCTGATTTAAACAAATCAAACAAGGTTTCAACTGTAAACATTACAGAGGCGGAAACATAAGCCCAAAGCCTCCAAATGGCTACAGAGCTTGACGAATCAAGCGCATCAAGCTCGGGCTTTGTCTCCTTATTAGCAATGATTAAATTGTAAATCGTTTCTATGGATCGTGCCATATTATATAAGCTTTACGGTTGTTAATTGAGTGGCTCTTTCGCTAAGAGACGAGGGTGTGGTACGCACCGCTGACCAGCCAGTGGTTGATGCCCACATTTGTAACTTTATTGATGGGTATTTCCCACCACCTATACCTTTGAGACTAACATAACCATGCCCGGCAAGGCTTGCACGTGGCGCAAGTGTGGTTAATACCGTTTGCTCTGCGCTGCCTAATTCCTGGCTGCCTTCAACAATTCGTGCTGCGATTACTGATGTACCTGTACTGGATTTTAATGCAGTAAGCTGAAAGTTGATAAGATACTCACCGTCTTCTTGTATTTCAATTTCAACTATATCAGTCCAGATATTAGCCGAGATGCCTAAATCAGCCGTTAAAAAAGTGTTTTTTAACGTATTATCAATGCCTCCGCCACCAGAGCCAAGCGTACTTATAGTTATTTTCAGCGTTTCATCAGCGGGGCTGTCGGTGGTGCTTATTGAGACGCCTTGACCGCCAGCAAACGAGATGCCTTTATATTTAGTCCCGGCTTGGTAGATGTCGTTTTTGCCAACGATATCTTTTAAATCTGATGCTAATCCGGCTCTAAAGCTTTCATATTTATCATAATCCAATGCCGGTATGTCAGCACTAACAAGCTTCCTGAAGGCAGGCTGCCCCGATGCGTTTTCAGGTGAAGCCCAAACTTTGTTTTTAGTTTGTGTGTTTAATCCTACATTGATTACACCATCACTTGTTAGCGGGCTATTGGCAACAACAAAAATGTTGGGCATAGTTATACCAACGCTGCCAAGCCCACCGCCTCCTCCATTCATCAGCTCACTGGCTGGCACGCGAACTACGTTTTTTTCTAATCCGGTTGCCATCAGTAAATAGCTATTGGCTGGCACGAAAGAACCTACAATTGGTAATGCCTGTAAAATATTGTTGGTTCTTTCAATGATAGTCATATTTGATTCCCCATCTAACCAGGCGGTTTCGTCTGTATTAAAAACGAAGCTAACGGTATCTTTAAAAGTCATAGCCAAGCGGTACTTTAACGAGGTATATGATTCATCGCTCGAAATTTGATTATGAACCGAAACAAGTATTCGCCCTGTAGCACTCGCTGAGCGGTAAATAATATTGAAGCCCGTGTAAGCAGCTGTAGTACCATGAGTACTTACACGGCAACTATCAAAAGTTATATTGAAGGATGCGTTAGCAGCCACAGGGCTATCTATATGTATCACATCAGCCGAGATTCCGCACACGATGTCAGTAAACTGACAATCCCTGAAAATTAAATATTTGGAAGGCGTTGTTGATGATGGATTAAGTGTAAACACCTGACGTGTAGTACCATTTTGCAGTTGTAGGCTTGCGCTACCGTTTGAGCCATAAAAGTTGATACCCGTAAAACTCGGGCTGCCGGCTGTGATTATAATTTTATAAACCGTAGAAGGATTTAAGGCCGTGCCGTTGTAAAAACGCCAGGTGCACCCAAGTCCATACACGCTTATACCAGTCATATCAAGTGTTAAGTTCGCGGTCATGATAATATCGCCGGTGATGTATATGTTGCCACCCGGATAGCTGGCCCGGATGTCGTTGTAGGCAGCAACGAACTCGGTAAGTGAGGTTACAAAATAATTGGGTATGATGCCTTGGTTTAGCGCGCTGATGGCTTGCCTAATACCAGTTTCAGAAACCCCTTGCGGCCCTGTTTGGCCGAGTAGCCTAACATCATCACGCATACCGCGCAGCTCAACAAGCTCTTCGCTACTGGGCATCACTTTTTTAAAAAACGCTTTCCCATCTCGCGTGTTGAGTAGTATTTCGCCTTCGGTAAACCCATTCATTGCCGGAACTGCACCAAGTGTATTGCTGCGCTTATGCCTGATGATGTTGCTCATTTAGAAACTTCCCCCATCAACTGTAGCGTTAGCGATAAGGTTGTTTACGCTTGCGCGGCGGTGTGTAGTGGCTGAGGCATCGTAAGCAGCTACCATGTCAGCGTTAGGGTCGATATTGCTTTCGTCCGTAAGCGAACTGAAATACAAACTATACACAATATCGTTGACAACCAATGATTTTTTTATCCCCTCGGTGCCTGAGGTTCTATCATCCAGATAACCGGCAACGCCAGCGGCATGAGCTTTCACCATATAAGTGTCGCTGGTGATGCCAAGGCTCGTGAGGAAGTTGGCGTGCGTTATTTTTTTGTAGCGTGCCGTTCCGGTTGCCGAGACGTCGATAAATACAATCTGATCAGCACTGGCAATAGAGGTGTCAGCACCTAATTCATCAAGATTCAGGTCGATATTATTACCAGCTATATCAATACCATATCCACCTATATAAGTGGCCGAACCGGCAAACTGAACAAAGGATACATTGCTGGTTCCAATGCTGATATTATCAGTAGTACACACCCAAGCCGTGTCGGCATTAGCTGTACCCTGCCCTACGAACACGGCAGCATTGAGCAGCTCGGCAGACGAATCGGCATCGGTTGCTCTGCTCCATGCACCTGTGGCTACAACGTAAATACCGTTTGTTTTCTGATCAGTTTGTGCATTTACCAGCACCCTATCGCCTGCTACAAGAGCAACCCCATCCACCGTCATTGCACCGCTAAGCGTAATATTTGCAGTTGTGGCAGCTTTTACCGGGTTTTTCCAACGAAGACCGGCAAGCAGCTGATCAACTTCGGTAGTGCTATACACACCTAGGTTGGTGCGTGCCGTAGCTTTATTAGGCAAGTCTGCAAGGTTTTGCGCCTTAGCGAGATACAAGCCTAAATCGGTACCTCTTGCAAGAAGTATTTTTACTGTTGCCGACTGGCAGATGTATAAATCTCCTGTATCTGTTGCAAACAGAAATTCCCCGGCATTCATGCCTGATGTGGGGAGGTTTGCGGCAAGGCCGCGCTTTACTTTAATGATACTCATTGTTATTAGTTTTTAAGTGTTAGTGATTATTCGAGTTAAAATGTACCGGCGTCGAGCACGCCATCTTTCATATATATGCCTTCCACGCTAATGCCTTGGTCAGCAATTTCTTCAATTTGTAAGGTTTGTATGGTGTTTACAAATGTTTTTATGCCGCTCACCACTTCATCGCCACGTATGTGCACGTAGTCGCCATCGTTTAGGTTGCCTCCGGTTCCTCCGCCACTTCCTGCTCCCACTGCCGCAATCCACTGCATAATTATGCCCAGGTAAGGCGCAAGGCTCTCGGTGCGTTCTACTACTTGTTTCACAACTTTCACAGGCCACACCTGAAGCTCGGTGCCGGGTTCCAGATCGGTAGTAAGCGAGCTTACCACGCTCTGGTTTGCCAGCATAAGCAAAAACATGCCCTCGGTGGCCTGATACTCCTGTATTGCGATGTCGATGAGGGACTGGCCGGGTTGGGTTATGATGCGTTTAGATACCACTTTTAATTTTTATGATGAATTTGAAAACGATAAGAATTACCGCCACCAGCATTACCGAACCTGCCCACATTAAAGCTTCCTGCCACCACCTAAGCCGGTTTACTTCAACCGGAACTTCTACCTTGATTGGCTTGTCTTTAATTATCACCGTATCAGTAACGGGCACGTAAATAGTGTCATACTTATAAATTGTTTTATAAACGACCTTATTATTGCTGATACTAAAGTCTGTGCTGGTGTTTTTGCTATTTTGCTCTTGCAATTCCTTAACGATTACATTGTTTAGCGAATCGCACTCCAATAGCAGCGACAAATAACTGCTATCAGCCGGAACTACCCAAGGCACTAAACGCTCGCGGGTTTTTTCAACTGTTTTCACCGGCACTTCAACAACCGGTGCGGTATGCCTGCTACAACTACCTACAAAGACCATCAGCGCAGTCAGCACTATTATGTTTTTCATGTTTAAGTGTTTTATTAAGTTCTGCCAATTTTGTGCTAAGGCTCTTATTCTCGCGCCTTAGTTTTTCTATTTCTTTAATCAATTCTTCTTGGTTAGCCATCAGAATCACGTTTTGGCTTTCAAGTTTGTCCTGGTTAATTAATAGCTTACTGTTTTGCCGCTGAACATCAACTAATGTATTAAGCGTTTCGGTGTATGAACTTGTAAGTTTTGTAATTGAACCTTGTAACTCGCTCAAAAAGTTATTGTTGCGAACGCGTTTGCTTACGAACCAACTTGCAACGCCATATACAATGCCGCCACTACCGAATATTATGCTAAAGACTTCAAACCACATTAGAATGTAAAGTATTTAAGCGGGTCAATAAATTGCCCCTGTTTTGAAACTGTAAAATGTAAGTGAGGCCCGGTGCTGGCACCTGTTGTACCCACCAAGGCGATTGCCTGTCCCGCACTAACCTTATCGCCCTCCTTTACCAGCCTTTTGCTAAGGTGTGCAAAACCAAACCTAAGGCCGGCAGGAGTAATTATGCTCAGTGATTTGCCTCCCTTCGGGTGATTCCAAACACGCTGTACTATAGCATCTGAAGGAGCCACAACGGGTGTGCCTATTGAAGCGGCAATGTCGAGGCCGTTATGGAATGAAACCACTCCTGTTATGGGGTGTTTTCGTTGACCAAACTTGCTGCTTATTCTTCCTTTTAATGGTGTAATCATATTCCCTCCTTTTTAATTAATTGGCGCGTGTGGCGTCAATTGTTATCTGCCCGTTTTTTATTTCAAGTTTTTTCACCTGAAGGCCGTCCCTTTTGCAGTTGAGCCTTATTGACCTGTTTAGTTCATCCTTATCCTCATCAAGCAGGTAGCTTTGAATGCCTATGCCTATGATTGGGCTTTGGCGGTAATCGCCGGGTGTGGCAATTAGCAGGCAGGCCAATTGCTGATTCAGGTTTTCGCCCACGGCAAAATCGCCACCGCTTATCGCTAAGTCGTAGTCTCCGTTCAATAAAATATCGTGTTCTTTTTTCATTTTAATAGCGATTTAAATGCCATTTCAAAACCAGTTACAAGCGCAAGGGTATCGGGTGTAATTGCCCCACTAGGTGAGTTGGGCGTCAGTACGGCTACTTTAAGGGTTTTAAGAATTTCGGCCAGCTTTTCAAAAATTGTTGATAGGCTTACACCGTTGTGGCTCATGTCTATTTTTGCTGATTCCCCATCAATTTCAAACACGAGTCCGTTGTGTTCTATTTTAAAGCGTTCCAGCTTGTCAATACGCACGAGACACAAATCGCGCTTTAAGCCTGCGCTGAGGTCTGCCACTGTTACCATGCTACCAATTGCAGGCTTTAACAAAAACTTGCCTTGCTGGCCTATGCTAAACAGCATTACACCGCCATACTTATTGCCGCCATAGTCAATCGTGCAAAATGTATCATCCACGTCAACCACCTCGGCGGTAAACATAACCACGCCCTGATTGCCCGCTATGGCCTGTATTTTTTCGCGTATCTCGTTCATATTTTCCTCCCGATTTTAATAGTTCGTTTACCACCGGAGCTGTCCATACTTGTAATAACTTCTGTGCAGTAATAGGTGCCGTTTTTGTATTCGTAGTCATCATCTCTAATTGAAACGGCATAACCGGCATCGCACCAGGGCAAAAGCCAACCCGTGAAAGCTCCGGAATAACCGGTATAGCTTTTAGTTTTAAGCTGCTCAATAGCTAAATTCCTTAGACTTGCGGGGTCACTAACACCGTTAATTTTGCGTGTAATAACATCCCCGCCTTTTTCGCCGACGGTTTCGCGGATAACTTTACCATCCTTAGCTTTTCCCTCCACAACCACTTCCACCTTTCTGTCTTCAGCATTTTTATATTCTAAATCACTGCTTTCAATATTTTCTTGAAAACTATAAATTGCGGTTCCAAACAGCTCGCTATACTGTGGATGCACGTGAAGCTCTTTTCCTTTGAGGTAAATATTAGCCTTCGTTTCTTCCTGAATTTTCTTTAACACCTGATAGGCCGTAGCACTTTGTATCACATATTTATCATAGTTGAAACTATAGTCGCATTTCAGCGTAAAGCCTTGTGGCATGATGTATTTTAATATATCAGCAAGCCCTGGGTTTGTAAATTCTTTATCGCCAACAGCTGTTTTAAGCAGGAATAAGGAGTCTTCACAGTTCAGCGTTATGCTTCCGTCATCTGTAGAAATACTATCCAAATAGCCTTCAAATTCAGTGCTTAGGTTTTCGCCATAACCAAGCTCTATAGTTACTTTGTCGCCTCGCTTAATCTTTTGTTCCACCTCAAGTGCCTTATTAAATACTGCACCAGGCAGCACAATTTTTGCCGTGTCGCTTAGCTGCTCCACCGAGCGGGTTATTTCAACGCTGTGTAGCATTCCAAGCTGGTATTTTCCTATTTTAATTTTCCAATTCATGTCGTAATACATCATTGTTCAATTAAAAGGTTAAACACGTCATCGCTGTAGCCCTTGATTTGAAAAGATTGATTTTCCAGCCCCTTAGTTGGGGGTAAATCAAGCGTTTCAATAACTATCGAAAAAATATCCCTGGCATTAAGAAAAGGGCTTTGCACATCAATTTGCTCGCGATACTCGAAGTACTTTTGAAGCTCTGCCACCTCCGCCGGATAGGCTCCATTATTAGTTGATAAAACGCCAGTAATTGTAATCTGCACATCGTCTTCTGTCCAACGTTCCTTGATAGTTCCTCTCACCTTTCCCTTTGCCACAGTGCGCCGGGTGATAATATTGCGGAAGCTCAGCGAAATGATAGGATCAATCGGAAAAACAAAGTCTTTTAAGTCGTTGCTAAGTAGCGTGAGTGGATATTGCTGCGATACAATGGCATTTCCCTCAGCCTCGGCCATAGTGCCATTGTTGTTCATGTTTATAATTACCACCTTATCTTTTAGTAAGATAGGCGGCAAGTTAATTCCAGTTGCTATGGTATTTATTTTATTCATTAGGCAGAGGCATAAGCTACGTTCAACACTTGCATCAGGGCTTTTTCAACCCGCCGCACCATTTCTTCTGAGTTTTCGCCCACACCGCCGCTAAAGCTTATTTTATCAACCAGGCTTCCAAGGCTGATATGTATTTCAGTATTTCGAGTGCCGCCTGAAGCAATTGCATTTGTGGATGTGGCAACCGGTTCAACATTTGTAGCTCCTCCACCGTTAGGGTTTATATTACTTCCCGGAATTACTGCAGCAGCTATTTTGTTTGATGGTGAGGCAATGACTTTCGCATTCTCAGCGTTAACCTGTGCCACGCCCTTTTGATAGGCTGCTCCAATTTTAACGCCGGCATCTTTTGCGCTTCCAACAGCTTTCTTCACAGCATCCACACCCACCAAATCACCTGCAGCTGCCTTAGCTGTTTCCCAGGCTCCGGCAAAGTCGCCTTTAAACAGTTTTACCAGGGCACCACCAACACCGGCTATGCCGCTAATAATTCCCTTTATGCGGTCAATAACAAAGTCTTTGAGTATTATACCGAATTGCTTTATCGTTTCCCATGCCGCCATCACACCGCCTCTAAACCAGTCGAGTTTGTTCCATGCGAGTACTAAGGCCGCTACTAATGCACCTATAGCTAACACAACCCAAATTATAGGGTTAGCCGCCAATGCAGCATTCCATAACCATGTAGCCCCTGTTAGTATAGTAGTCTTAGCGGCAAGCACGCCATCCCACGCTGCCTTCATTTTTTCTGCATTGGTAACGTACTGAATCATACTACCAAGTGCTGAGAATAATGGAATTGATTGGCTTAGTGGCACTAATATTTCCATTGACACCTGCATATAAGGCAATGCGGCACCAAGTGCATTAAACATGGATATTTTTATATTATCAAATGCCGCTCTAACTCGTGCAAGCTTTTCGCTCTGGCTTTCCATTACAATATTTGCCTGTTCAGTTGCCGTTTGCGTACCTCTAACGGCCTCGGTATATTCCTCAATTTTACTGACCCCGGCAATTAATGCCGTACCAGCGTTTGAGTTTTCTCGCCCAAATATTTCACCAATCAATGCGCTATCATTCATCACCGGTTGAAGCATTTTCAACCTTTCGGCAAGCGTTAAGCTTTTATCTCCGAGAGCTTCAATATCAATTCCGGCGCCCATTAATGCCTCGGCGGTTTTCTTTGGCATAAACCTACCTTGTCCTAAAATGCTTAGAGCGTTGCGTATTGCCACACCACCTTCAGCTCCTTTTTTTCCCGCCTTATCTAACACCTGTATTGAGGCGTTAAGCTCTTCAAATGAAACGCCGGACATCTTTGCCGCCATACCGGATTGCTCAAGAGCCTGCTTTATTGCCGGAAGCTCAGCACTACCAACCTTTGCAGCAGCCGCCATGACGTTCATCATTTCAGCCATTTTCTCTGATGCCTTTGTAGGATCGTCTAATGAAACCTGATACTGGTTCAAGGCAGTGGTGAGCACTTCCGCAGCTGCTGTGGCGTTTCCCCCCATCGTTTTACTAAGCACGTTCACGTGTTTTCCCATAGCCGAAAGTGCCGTGGGCACTTCCGCTATTTCAGGAGCTAATTGCGAAAGTATAAGCTTGTAACTTTCCACACCCTGTGCCGCGCTTCCACCGAATGTCTTTGCTGATTGCCTGGCATATCCTTCAACTTCTTTTAGCTTATCACCAGTAAGGCCTGTAATAGCTTCCAGATCGGCCATTGACTTATCCAGCTCAAGTCCGGCTTTTGCGCCATTCATAAGGCTTGTATTAAAGCTTTGCAAAAGCTGAGATGCCTGATTGAATACAACTATTTTAGCACTAAGGTTTTGAAACAAACCAGCGCTTTGCTTAACAGTATTATTCATTTTGTCAATGCCTCCAATGATGTTATTGACCACAACAGCGGCATTGCCAACAATATTAAAGCTATAGTTGATACTCGTGCTCATTTTACCCTATATTTGCGCTTAAATAATACATTATGTTAAACCTGATTTTATCTTATATAGCTTTCGGAATTTTTGGTTTGGCGGTGCTTTCATTTGTTATTTGGATGTTTAAATACGGCTTTTCAAAAAACAATGATTTTAAGCTTTAACGCCTATTTGCATCGGCCTCTTTTTTCCTTATCCATTCCAGCTCTTTAAATCGCATCGCCCAGTCCTGGTCGCTAAGCCTGTCGGGATCGGCTATGTGTAGGTAGTAGCGTAGCTGGGCATCTACCACCCGCACAAAGTCGCGATCTTCTACTCCGGCAGACTCTATAAGTTTACCAGCTCGGCCTGCTTTACCTCAATCAGCTCTGCAAGCTTTCCTGATGCACCCAAAAACAAGTCATCCTGTGTTTTTACAGCCTCCGAACCACCTACCCAGCAATTATTTAGCAGCGTTTCGTTGAACTTTATGGGGTCGCTGCCACCTGCGGCAGTTGCATAAGAAAGTGTACGGCGGTCTGGTTTACGCAGATAGCAAATATGCCCATCCACTATAATCCCAAACAGCTTACCATGTTTCTTTTTCCATGCTTCAATTTGCTCAGGCGTGGCCTGTCCTATCAACTCTTTTTTCATACTTCAGCTATTTCTGGTTTTCAATTCTCAGGCAGATAAACGGGAGCGTTACCTCCATAAACTTATCGCCCTGTTTCATTTCCTTGGCGTCCTCAGTAAACTCAATGCCGCGAATTTTATCAACTATAAGCACATCGCCTTTTGAGGGGTTGCCATAAGCCACCACGGCATCCAGGCGCAGTCCAAGCACACTACCTTTTCCTGCAAGCCGCAGGGTTTCAAGCTCGCTTTGCAGCATGCTTATTTCGCCCTCGTAGCTTTTGTTGCCTTTTTGGATGTGCATAGGCTCATTACCTTTGCCATAAACGGCTTCTTTTTCCTGTTTCGAGTTGTATTTAACGCCTCGAAGTCCCGTAATTATGCGGCCACCAAGCGCTACAGTGATGTCTGCATATTCATATTGTCGTGTATCAAACATGTGTTGTCTCCTTATTGGCTAATAGTTTTAAATCCAAGTTCAACATTGATATATCTGGCATAGCCGTATGGCTTAACTCGCAAACCTACCTTCAAAAATCCGGTAGATACAATGTTTTGATTGGTATCTACTAAACACTCCACACCAGTATCATTTTGGTTTTCCGGGTCGTTGCCCAACTCACCATTTACAGTCATGGAATTAATAACAGCGTTTTCAGCAAGCGTTTCAAGCCCTTTGGCAAAGGTTACACTTACCTGGCCCTCATCGCTAACTGGAATCTCTTCAAGCAGCTCATTCAACATTGCACCATAAGCAAGGCGATAAGCTTTATCCACAGTGCGACGGGCAGTTACATGGTTGTAATCGTCAGTTGGCAGCGTGGCTAGTGGGTCATCTGTAAAGTAATAACCTGAGCGTCCGGTGTGCATTCTAAAAGTGATATAGCCCTTGTCATGAACGCTTCCGGCATCGGCCAGCTCGGCCTTTGTATCGCCTAAATAGGCACTTGTAAGCGTTACAGCTGCACCATCTTTCACTCGCCCAATATTGCGATGCACCGGAATTGCGGCAAGTCTCCCTGCCAGTATGCCTATGGCGCAGCCATTGCCAGATACTGTATCGCCTAAGAAAATACCAACACGGTTTTGCTCGCCGGTTGTTAAGTCAGCAAGTTCGACAGGGTTGCCGGAATAATACAGACCAGCAATCATTAGGAATATTGGCGCTTTTAGCGTTTGGGTACTCCATTCAGCCGTAAGCTGAGCGGCGGCCTTGGCAGTTGCCACATCGCCATCAACTCCTTCGGAAATGGTAGGCGTGTAGCCCTCTGCGGGTGTGCGATGGATGAACACCCCACGGAGCCTACCGTTTGCATCCTGCAACAAATCGCGGATGCCGTTGGCGGTGCTTAAGGTGGCCATGTCAGTAAGGCTTACAGTTTCGGCAAAGCATCGCAGCCATAGCTCTGTTCCTTCACCAGCGGTATTGTAAAACTCGGTAAGCACCTTGTGCAACCCTGGATTGTTTGCCGCAGTTACACCGAGTGTATTGGTTACATCGTCCATAGATTTAACCACATAACTCTTGAGTAATTCAAGCTTATCAACAACCGGTGAGGCAGTAGTGAGCAGCCCAAACACACCGTCAGGGCTAACTGACACCTGGCCTAGGGCACCGTTTGCAAAGTCAATTTTTACGCGTGGTAACATTATGCTTCCTTTCGCTTAATAGTTCTTACTTCTTTTTTGGTCAAACTTTTACCGTGATTGCTTGCATTGTTTTGCTCTAAAAATGCGGTGCCATCGCTGGTAAAATAAAAGGCTTCAGCTGACGGATAAGACTTAAATAGCTTTATGGCTTTTTCCTTTAGTTCGTCTTTTTCGGATTCGGTTTCCTTTGCATCAACTTTTTTATTCAGCTCCTCCGAATCGGCTTTCTTTTCAACTACTGCCTTATCCGGTCTTTCCTCCACTTTTGTGGCGATTTCCCCGGTGGTTGCTTCAACCACCGGAGATTCTTTTTTCGTCTTTTTCGCCATATCGTTATACGCTTGCTGATACAATAGCTCCAATTGCCTCGTTCTTCAACGGTAGCGCAATAAAGTAGTGACGGAAGTTTGCAAGGTTTTCCTGTGTAGTAGGATTGTCTTTAGCTGCTGACAGGTAAGACTTTGTACTACCCGTAACTTTCATCATACGTGGCGCAAAAAATGATACGCTAGCCATAAATTCGCCTACTCCTGGCACTGCTCCATAAGCTACCTTTGTTTTATCCTGCTTGAAGTAAGGATTGTCAACGAATTCATAAATCTCGAAGCTTAACATATTGGAAATTTTGCCGCTGGTATAGTTGTAGTATTGATCTGCAAACTTCTGGTCATTGAGCAATAAGTCTGCAACATGATCAGGGCTAAGAACCAGTATCCTTCCCGCTGTGGGCACTTTCATTTTATCATAAGCCTTTTTCAGGTTAATAATATCAGTCCTGGTAAGCATTTTGCGGCCTCCTTCTGGTGCCGCGCTTCCGGTTGTAAGTAGCACGGGGGTTGCAGCTGCATGCGATGCCGGAGCAAGTGCATGTATCGCTCTGGAATACTTAGTTGTGTCGATTGATTCGCGGTGGCGTTCAATTACACTTCCCATCTTATCGTAACTAACAGCATACAGCTCATCATCTGTAATTCGTGTCGCCTTTGTTTGATATTTGTCAAGCGAAATAGCCTTATCTGCATCATCAAGGGTTTCCACTCCAATTGGATAAGTAGTGTTATTAATGAGTACAGTAGGGTCTCCTCCAATGTCTATAAAGTGTATCACATCGTTTTCGGCATATTGGTCATAACTCCTGATCCTTGCCAGCCAGCCAATACTTTCTACTGAATTTCGGAAGGCCTTAATCATTTCACCTGTCCACACTTCTGTAAAAACGCCTGAGCGCATTGAGTTTGAAAGGTCTAACTGACCTATTGCTAATGCTGCCCCATTGAGGCCAGTAGCTCCAATTACAGGATTTACGCCTACTGCCCCGGCAAGGGATGCGCCCATTAGCGCATTAATGGCTAATGCCATAAAAATTAAAAGATACTTTTTCATCTTTTTAAGTTTTGATTTTTGTTAGTAAACTGGGTTAATTCCGTACTCTGCCTTGTACAAGGCGTTGTATGTTTCGCGGTCGCTGTCGCGCAGCTCCATGCGTTTTTCTGGCGGCACATCGCCAAGCTTTTTGTACTCCGAAGCTCCGGAACCGCCATTGCCTCCAATAAAGTCAGTTGGCTTGCCTGCCGGTGTCATTAGCTCAAGCGTATCGCTCAGTACTTTACTACCTGAGGTTTCGCCAAGCGTGATAAAATGAGCGCGTTTGTCGGCCGTAATTCTTTTTAGCTTGATAGCCTGATCAACTACAGCCTCAATGCTTGCCTTTTTCAGGTCTGCCATTTCGGTTTCAAGAGCGGCTAATTTTACCGCGTTGGCCTGTAAAGTGCCAATGAGTTGCAATACCTCATTTTCGGCTGCCGTTTCCGGGAGGCCGAGTTTTAATGCAATTGATTTCATGTTTAAAGATTGATGAATTGATTTGAGAATTTCGCCGCCTTCACCCGCGGATAGGTTTAATAATTTTCCATCGCTATAAAGCGCCAGGGCATCGTCATTGCTGCCCAGGTCAACCACGCTAAGCTCACGCAGTATTGATTTGCTCACGGTCATTCTTAACTGGCCGGGCAATAGAAGTGCTTTATCATCTGTTTGCTCAACAATATCAAGCCCTGGGCTTACCATTTTCAAAATGCCGGCGTCCCACTTTCCCTTAATACGCATGGCAAAAGGGTCGGCTTCATCAAATTTGAGCCTACCGAGCAACTGGTCGCCCTCCACCCTTAAATCTTCTACCGTACCTAATGGCAATACGTCATCGCTATTGCCTTTTGTGGGGCGATTGTGCATCCACAGCAATAAGGGGTTGCGCTTGAATTGAGTGATGTCAATACCTTCGGTGATTACCCGCGTTTTATAGCTGTTCAGCTTTGAATTGCTAATTACTACCTCGTAGTTCATTTTTATGAGTTTTGTAGTGCAAAGAAAAACACATAGCAAGTTTCTACAAATTAATACTGCCATCCTGTCAGTTATATTTTTATAACACCGCATTAAGTCCGCATTTTTGCAAATAATAATCATGTCAAAATAACAGGATGGCAAAAAATCAGATGACCAACAAAAAAGAATTTGCCCGCATATTGTATATGCAGGGCGAAGCGCAATTTTCAATAGCTGAAAAAGCGAGCGTTTCAAAGGTTACCATTAATAAATGGGTGAAGGCGGGCGCGTGGGAATCGCTAAGAGCCGCGGCAACAATTACCAGACCCGAGCTGGTCAATAAGTTGCTGCACTCTATCAATATCTTGCTCGACGAGGTGAATACAACAAAAGACCCGAAATTGTTAGCCACGCTTGGCGACAAGCTGTCAAAGTTTGCCAGCACCATCGAAAAGCTCGACAAAAAGGCCAACGTGGTTGATGCCATTGAGGTTTTTATGGCCTTCGGAAAGTGGATGCAGTACCGCCTTACGGTGGACCCAGAGGTTACACCTGAATTAATCAAGGCAATCAATAAGTTCCAGGACTTATATATCAGCGAACAGATAAACAAGTAGCATGATTAAGTTCGACAAAAACGCCTACAAAACATGGCGCGAGCATTGCCGCCTGGTTCAGGAACAAACTACCATAAACCCACACGAACCGGAAGCACTTAAGCTTGCACGTATCGAACGCGCGAGAAACGATTATGCCTATTTTGTTGACTATTACTTCCCGCATTTTGCCAAGGTAAAGTCCGGAAGCTTTCATGTGAGAACAGCCAACAAAATCAAAAATACTCCCAACCTGAAGGCAGTGTTAAAGTGGGCGAGGGCGCACGCCAAATCAACGCACATTGATATTATTATTCCGCTTTGGCTCAAATGCCAAAAGGAAAGGCAAATTAACGTGATGGTGCTGGTGGGCAAAAGCCAAGACAACGCAAATACCCTACTCAGCGATATACAGGCCGAGCTGCAATACAACCGGCGATACATCAATGATTTTGGCGAACAATACAATGCCGGAAGCTGGCAGGAAGGCGAATTTATTACTGCCGATGGATGTGCGTTTTTTGCCCGGGGCAGAGGCCAAAGCCCGCGCGGTTTACGCTACCGTGATAAACGCCCGGACTATATTGCCATTGACGATTTAGACGATGACGAATTGGTAGAAAACGAGGCAAGGGTATCAAGGCTAACGGACTGGGTTAAGGAGGCCCTTTTCGGTGCGTTAGACGGTGGCCGGGGGCGGTTTATTATGGTTGGCAACCTGATAGGGAAAAACAGCGTGCTGGCTAAAATAGCCGCGACCGAGGGCGTTCATGTGTCGCAGGTAAACATTTACGACAACAAAGGCAATGTTACCTGGGAAGAAAAATGGACACGAGAGGAGGTGAAAGAAATGGAGCAATTCATGGGCTACCGTTCCTTTCAAAAGGAGTACATGAACAACCCCATCACCGAGGGCGCTGTATTTAAAAACGACTGGGTGCGGTGGAAAAAACTACCCAAACTCAACAAGTATGAACACCTGATTGCCTACTGCGACCCTTCGTTTAAAAGCAGCTCAAAAAACGACTACAAGGCCATCAAAGTTTGGGGTAAAATTGGCAACGAGCTGCACCATATTGCCGCCTTCGTTCGCCAGGCATCTACCAGCGAAATGGTACGCTGGTTCTACGACTTCCACGAGCGGCTACCCGAAGACGTTTTATGTGATTACGTGATGGAGGCAAACTTCCTTCAGGATATTATCCTGGACGAATTCACGGTGGAAGGAGATGCAAGAGGATACCAACTACCCATCCGGGGCGACAGGCGCAAGAAGCCTGACAAGTTTCAACGCATTGAGGCTATAAGCCCACTTTGGGAACGTGGTTTCGTATGGTACAACCAAGATATGCAAACCGACCGCGATATGCTCACAGGCATTGAGCAGCTGCTGGCATTTGAAAAAGGAAGCCGCACCCACGACGATGCGCCGGATGCAGACGAAGGAGCAATTTACCTGATGCAAAAAAGAACCAGAATAGAAAGTTTTACACCATCAATCGGCAAACGCCAAACAAGTAAAAACCTATGGTAAAATTAATCAAAAACATCGTTTTCGAGCTCAGGCTACGCCGGAAAATCAAAGAGGCTAACAAGATTAGCCAACTAACCAAATACCGCTGCTACGTGATGCTGGTTAACGGCAGGCCTGAGGTATATTCAAAAAAAGACCTCAAAGAGGCCATAGCACGCCGAAAGTTTAAAAAAGGCTTTAACACTCAAAGCCTGGACAAAATTGCACTTTACAAAACCCAATAGCCATGTCTTTTTTAATGACCGATGATTACAAAGCAGTAAGCGATACGCAAACGCTCGAGGTGATACACCAAAGCGATGAAGTAAACCGTGAACGCGCTGAAAATTACGCTATCGAGGAGATTAGCTCTTACCTGCGCTCGCGCTACAATATGCCGCAGGCTTATGCCGCCACCGGAACCAACAGAAACCAACAACTGGTAATGCTTACCGCTGACGTGGCACTTTATCACCTTATCGCATGGCTGCCAAAGCGCATGGGCTTCGAGATTAGGGAAACGCGTTACAAGCGAGTTATTGAATATTTGGAAACAGTGCAAGCCGGTAAAGCTTCACCTGACCTACCACCTCTGATTGACCCCGCCACCGGAATAGATGCCGGCATTGCAGTAAAATACGGCTCCTGGGATAAAAGTAAGTACGACTATTAAAAAAGCTTAAACGCTATGAAAGAATACACCAACGAGATGATGCTGGCCATGCAAAATGCAGCCGGTCGCGAACGGGTGAAGGCTATGCTTATTGAGCTGGCCGTGAAAACCCAAAACCTAACTAAAAAAGACATCGGCACCTGGAGGCAGGCATGGCAAATGGCAATAAACGTCGAAAACCCACAGCGTTCGAGGTTATATGATGTTTATAGCGATGTTGATATTGATTTGCACCTCACCGGAGCCATTGGCCAGCGCAAGGGAATGGTCCTAAAAAAGGCCTTTAGGCTCGATGATAAATCCGGTAAGGAAAATCGCGAAATATCAGAGATTTTAGAGGCTGAATGGTTTAAAGACTTTGCCGGATTAGTGCTTGATAGCCGATACTGGGGCCACTCGCTTATGCAGTTTGGCGATATAATAACAGTGGCAGGCAAAAAACGCTTTGAAAACGTTAGCTTGGTGCCGCGTAAGCACGTTATCCCTGAATTTGGTGTATTGGTACGCGAACCTGGAGACGACCTCGCTAAAGGCCTCAATTACCGCCATGGCAAAATCGCCAACTGGTGTATTGAAGCAGGAAAATCACACGACCTTGGGCTACTCCTGAAATGTGCGCCGCAGGCATTGAGCAAAAAAAATATGTTGGCCTTTTGGGACACCTTTGGCGAACTCTTTGGAATGCCAATACGCATTGGTAAAACAATTAGCCGAGATGCTAAAGAAATCAACAAAGTTGAAAAAATGCTTGCTGATATGGGAGCGGCGGCCTGGGGATTGTTCCCGGAAGGAACGGAAATTGAAATTAAAGAAAGCTCCAGGGGCGATGCTTATGAAGTTTACGACAAACGAATTGAGCGCGCTAACAGGGAAATGTCAAAAGGCATACTCAACCAAACCATGACCATCGACGATGGCGGCAGCCTTAGCCAGTCGCAGGTACACTTGGAAGTTTTTGAAAACGTGGTAGAAGCTGATGCCGACTTCCTGCGCGATGTGATTAATAACCGACTACTCCCGTTTATGGTTATGCACGGTTTTGCCATGGATGGCTATCGCTTCGAGTGGGACGAATCAGTAGAATATACACCGCAGGAGCAAATCAACATAGAAACCATGCTCGTGAACGGTGGATACGAGATTGAATTGAAGTATTGGTTAGAAAAATACAATATACCCGTAATCGGTAAAAGCGCGCCCACTCCTTCAGATTTTTTCGTTTAAGCCCCGGCTGGTACACGGGGCTTCACGCCGCAGTAACTGACTTGTACCACGACCATCACGGCCACCTGCATCTGGCTGATAAAAAAACACCCACACTTGATGAGGGCATATTCGAGGCAGCAACCAAATGGCTGCACAACAACAAAGGTTTCACTACCGAGAACCTGGCCGAAAAACCACCAGCCGAGCTGGTAAACGAAATTAACCGTGTTTTGTCTATGGCCGTAAAAGAAGGCCTAACATCCGGCATTAAACACGAAATACCACAGGCACTAACCGAAGCCTTAAACAAAAACGTGTTTGTGTTTTCTGGTCTCAAAGCTTACCACGAGCTCAAGCAGGCTTCTACTATGCTTATTGACGAAAACGGTGGCATTGTGTCTTACGAAAAGTTTAAGCTGGAAATGCTGAAGCTTAACGATACCTACAACCTTAACTACCTGAACACCGAGTACAACTTTGCAACACAAACGGCGCAAATGGCCGCCAAGTGGAACGATATTGAGCAGGATGGCGATGAGTATTGGTTGCAGTTTAGAACATCTGCAGATGAAAAAGTAAGAGCCTCACATGCCGAACTGCATAATACAACCCTGCCACCTTCCGATCCTTTCTGGGACAGCTATATGCCACCTTTGGATTGGAACTGCCGTTGCACGGTGGTGCAGGTGCTTGCAGATAAGTACGCGAAAAGCAATAGCACACAGGCCGTTGGCAAAGGCGAAACAGCCACTACCCGCATCGACAAAAAAGGCGTTAACCGTGCCGCCATGTTCCGCTTCAACCCGGGTAAGCAGCGCGTGATTTTCCCACAAAACCACCCTTATTTTAAGGTGCAGCAAGGCGTGAAGGAGGTGGTGGAGGCACTTTATAATAGCTCCTCAGAAAAGAGCAATACTGCAAAAGAAATAGTAACATGGTACAAAGGAAATATGCCAAAAACAAAGGCCGGGAAGTTCGAGGCCAAAAGATTTGAGGTGATGAGAGCAGACCTTGACAGTCCAATAATTATCAATAAGAATTTTTACAATGAATTAGTGGGTAAATATAAGGATGATAAGCACTATGTAGAAAGGCTTCAATTGTCAAAACAAGCCCATATCCTTATAAAAGATGCCACCTACTCACATGATGAAACCCCGGTACATGCCAAAGCAGATATGTTTAAGGTTTATACTAAGCAGCATGATGGCAGGGAACTGGAGTTTAAGTGCAAGGTAAATAATGACGGTATTTTTCTTTACTATATGCGCATAAAATAAGAATGACTCCAGTGTCGCCTTCGTAGTGTGCTTTCGCTTACGATAACTTCTGAAGTCATTCTTAGCACAAAGATACATCAATTAACATACAAATGTCAAGCTCTTATGAAAAGTAAACAATTTTTACAAAAATTAATCAACGACCTGCGTGTGGAGCTGCTTGATGAGTTTGACCGTAACTTTGAGCGCAAAGGTTTTTTTAACAAGCCCTGGCCTGCACGCAAAATTGGCCGCAAAGGATCATTGCTTACTGTGCGCGGTGGCGGTGGGCTGCGCGGGAGCTTAAAAGCCACAGCCAACCAAAACTCAGTAACATTCACCAGCAGCCTGCCCTATGCCGCCATACACAACGAGGGCGGCACTATAACGGTTACGGCAAAGATGAAACGTTTCTTTTGGGCTAAGTATTACGAAGCAGGCGGCAAGGTGAAACAAAAAAAAAGCGGGGGCATCACTAAATCATCAGCTCGCTATAGCGAGGAGGCCGAGTTTTACAAAAACCTCGCGCTAATGAAAGTAGGCAGTAAAATAACCATGCCCGAACGCCGATTTATTGGACATGCACCCGAAGTGGACGAAGCAGTAAACCGGGTAGTTAAAAAGAATTTCAAGGACGTTGAAAACTATATTAAATCACTTTTAATACAACCCAAAAAATGAGAAAACAATTAATGGCGGCACTTATTGAACGCCTCAAACACATTGAAAAAGATGAAGCCGGTAACTATGTGGTGCCCACAGAACCTAACCCGGATAAAACCGTGATACAACACTTCGACCTGTGGAACCAGCAGCTTGACTGGCTCGACGAGGAGCAGCCTTTTAATACACCGGCGGTGTTCATCGAGTTTATGCCCATTCAGTGGCGCCATCAAAGCCGTGGCACACGAGATGCCACACTAAACATAAACCTGCACATTGTTACCAGGCGCAATTTTCCAACACGCGCCGACCAGCAATACGCAACCGAAGCACTTGGCTTCTTGGAGCTGCTTGATGCCGTAAACCTATGCCTGCACGGCCACAAAGGAGAAAACTTTGGCGCACTAACCGGACAGCTTAGCACCACCGACAACAACTTTGATGAGCTGATGCACTCCATTGAGCAATACACGGCCTACATCGTTGACCACTCAGGCAGTATGCCACAAAATAAAGTAGCCGCCGGATTGATTGTTGAAATATAACAGCAAACGCCATTTTGTTTGCATATTACGCAAACTAATTGTCATATATGCAAAAAGCCACCCGATTGAGGTGGCTTTTTGTGTTATTAGGCTGCACCCTTAGCGCAGCACCTTCAATTTTGAATCTTTGAATCTTGAATCTTGAATCTTTGAATTTCCACTTGTTTCCTCGGCAGCTTGCAGCAGTGCCAGGTAAGCCTCGTTATTAGTAAGCATGGCATGGAGTAGCAGCTTGTGCCCCTCGGCTATCTTTTTCATGGCGGCCAGCTCGGCCTGTCGGCGCTGGTCTGTCATTGCGCACCTCCTTCCTGTATGGTGGTGCAGCGTTTGCAGCGCATTATTTTTACATGCAAAACATTGTCCTTAATAACAAGTAAAGTATCGCGGCTGTTTTGCCCGGGGGTGCAGCCGCATTTGTCGCGGGTGCGATATACCTGGTAACCGGCACCCTCAAGCAGGTCTTTATTCCAGGTCAATTCGCTTTTTAGGTTTACATATAAGATGCTCATGATTTGCCTCCTTCTATTTGTGCTGCGGTTGCAGCTTCAAAATCAATGTCAAGCTGAACAATCGCTTTTCTGTTTTTCAGGTAATGGCCAAACTCAGTCGTTACAAAGTTGCGGCCATACACTTTTACAAAATGTTGTGGAAACTTGCGCTTGCGCTTGCTCACCATACCGCTGCGAGTACTAAAACCAAGGCTTTTTAATACGGCCACCTGGTAATAATAGGCTTTGCCCTCTATTATTATGGGGTTTATGCCATTAAAAGGCTTATAAAGTGCCACATCGCCCCGCATTAAATCTACCAACATCTTGTCAACTTGGAAAGCAAACATTGGGTCGAGCCACTGGGCATATCGGATAGCAACTCTGTAATCTGTTACCCAAGTACCTGAATTATTACCTCCTTTCTTAACTTGCACTAAATCAGCCAAAGCGCATTTTAGCGCATTGGTAACTACATTTAGATAGGATTGAGCCTCATTGGTACGCAGCCAAAGTTGGGGCCGTTTTGAACTTCCAAATGGTTTTGCCATTTGGGTTAGGTTTACATTCACGTTGTCGCTCATTAGCTCAACGGCAAATTGTTGATGGTCTATTTCAACCATCTGAAGGCTCATAGCCTTGCTTTCATTAGAGTTAATCATGTGATTTGAGTTTTATGACTTGTGGGCATAAAAAAACGGCAGCCCACTTCCCGTTGTCAAAGTCCTCAAAGGGGCTTGAACCAGCCATTACAACTGGCTCACGGGGTTAGGCTGCCGAAAATCGTATAGTGCATAAAAAATGCCCTACAACGGTGTGCGGGCAGCTTTGCTACCCCTTTGATGAAACTTTGACACCGCAATAATACGATAATTTTATACATGAAGTCAAGTGATGGGTTAATTTTTTTTTAAAACCGGCAGGCAGTGTTGTGCTGCCTGTCCGGTTTATCTTACATTTGCGTTGCTAAACTTAAAAATGTAAGAAATGGAAAAAGAACTTTTAATCCGAATGGGTGCTATTGAAGCAAAACTAAAGGCACTACGTATAGCCCTTACAGATTCTCAGCAGCTTGTTTATCATCAGTATCTTGATAAGGCAAAGCAGCGGTTTGCTGAACTTCACGAAATACATGACAAAGATTTGCTTCGGCTTCTTGACGAGCTGTTTTACTAATCCGTTTAGCTTGTTCTAGCTGATCTTCAAACAGCTTTTTGTAAATACGGTATAGCCCTGCGATGTAAAAATAAATCATCAAGACAAGTGCTAAACAGGCAATAAGCATCCAAATAGGTAATGTTATCATTGTATTCATTGCTTAGGGGTTATTTGGGTTAAAAAAGTTTCAATTGATTGCTATCAAACATATCCTCATCTTGCATCTGGTGATCGCGCGTGAGGCTCATATAGCGCCAGAATGTACGCTCGCTCATTGGGTAGGTTTTTAAAACAACATTTCTAAACACCCAGCGACGGTTTCTATCCTGCCGCCCGGGCTCGTAGTGCAGCTCCACGATGGCGCGCACTTTTAAAGCCTTTTTTAGGGTGTTTGAACTGGGGTTCATTGGTTAAGAACATATTTTTCCAAAAACTCTATTGCCGTTGCATTAGTCATTGGCCTAATGATAATATTTAATTGCAAAGCAATTTCAATCTCGTGTATCATGCCAGGGCTGATAGTATTGCCGTAAAGCCGCAGCTCGTCGATAAAGCCTTTGCGCATAAGCGCGTTGTTGTTCTTTATGCCGCGAGCCCTTTCGGCGGGTATATCGTCGCTTAGGGTGTAGCAATCAAAGAAGTAATTAGCAAACGGAACGGTGTCCGGCTCCTCGTTGTTTATTTTCCGGCCTATAGCCTCAATGCGCTTTAGGTTGCCGGCCACATCGCCCGAAATGGGGTGTGCTATGTATGCGATTTTCATACTATCAATATTTTAATTCAGTCCAATGAATGATTTTGCCTTTAAATCCATTCGCAAAAAACATATAAAAGGCTACAAGATTTTGAAATCCATCGTTGAATGCTAAATTTCTAACTTCATTTTCAGCTAATTTTCTGCCATCAATTTTCACTATTGTGTCAATTAGAAAATCGGAGGTTCTTTCAATTTCAATGCGCTGTGTAGATTGGCATTGCCCCTCAGCAAATTGATTGTAGTTTTTTGTCCGCACGCCCGTAGCGTGTTGAATTGTCATGCCAACCTTCCATCTATCGTGTGCATCCTCACGTATAGTGTGTATTTTAGTCTTATCTAAAATAGGCTGCTTAAAACGTTCTTTATATCCTAAAATCATGATTATTTATTTATTATTTACATATTTCATATACTTCAATTTAAATACTCAACTTCGTTTTTGTGTGAATCGTTTCCGTTTTTTTTGAAAGCTGTTTTCTGAGATTGTTAACTATATAGTCATCAATTATTTTAGCCTGTTCTACGACAAGCTCGTTGTTTGTAATGTCGCCAACCTCAACCTCGCCTTTTACTGTAATTTTCGGGATGTAGTATTCGATTTTTACTTTCATTTTTTTTGATTGTTTAATTAGTGTACTGTCTTATTTAAGTTTTTGGGCTGTTTTGTTAAATAACGATGTATATATTGCATGTTCGTGCCTCACACGGCAACATATACGGGCGTTGTGTGCAATGGGCTAAATCCGTTTTTCAAATCAACATTTCTGCTAATAATCAAAAAAGAAAAAGCCCACGCTCACATACCATTAAGCTAATTGCTTTCCTTCAACATTTCGTTTCTTTCGGTCTGAGGTTCTCTTTTCTAACCACATCAAAGATTCTTGAAGTTTAGTAATTACAATAGCGTTTTCACGGCACGGGAATTTACCTTGTAGATAGTTCATTCTGTCAATTAAGACTTCAAGAAGCTCCTCGTTAGTTGTTCCATCATTTACCGTTTTCAATTCGGTTGTGCCTTCAATTGGCGTTTTCTCAATGAATTGAATTTCTTGAGTGTTTTCAGCGTTCTCAAATCCGCTTAATTGGTACTTGTGACCTTCTGTTAATACTTTCATTGTATCAGATTTATTTAATTGGGTACTCTATAAAGTTTTCCCCTTCCCTTTTTTCTTTTTTTTTAGTTCAGTATTTTAAATAAAGTTTAGTGCTAAATCACCGCCCACAGACACACAACACAGGCTATACGGCATTAAAACGACCGTTTAGCCAAACCGTTATTTACCAGCAACATACTTCATATACTTTAGTTTAAAAGCCTTATCGACCTCTGCAACCGTTTCGCTCACACGCTTATCATCGCGCTTATGTTGCTGCGCCTCCTCCACGCTTCGCTGTGCAGCTGCTGAGCAGCGTTCTTCAAAATAATCGGTGAACCAGGTGAGCACTTTTGGCATATTAACGTTCTCGAACAGCTCGCCGTAGTGGCCTGTTTTAGCGCGTCTAAAGACTAAATGCACATCAGCCATATTCAGCATTGAAAAAGAGGCTAAAAGCTCATCAGCAATCGCGTCTATCATTTCCTCAGTAAGTGAGCGTTTCAGGTTGAGTAAGGTGTTAAGCTCAATCATATACAACTTAATGAGTGCTGCTACTTTTACATCGCCGTGGGCTTTGCGCAGCGCAAAAAGATTTGATCCTCCTGAGTCGATTGCGGCCAGCGGACTTTTCACATCACGAAAGGCGATGGCTAAGTTCTTAGGATTGTAGGTCGTTAAGAATTCGCGATTTGTAGTCGTTACTGATTTTTCCTTGCTTTTTTCCTGAGATTGCGATATAGATTTCATTGAATTTACTGTTTAAGATTGACATAGTGAAGTTTGCATTGTAGAACTCATTTTTGAGTGCGTAAACGGCGTTTAAAAAGTGTTTAAATCCTTCTAAAATGATTTCGTTGTCTATTTGCCGTTGTTGCTCTGCGTACTTGCGTTTTATCTTGTTTAGTAGTGCGTTTAAGGCCACGTAGTCTTTTACGTCCCAGTAATATGACGTTCCATATTTTTCTGTGAAAAAGTCGCAAAAAATAGCCTTTCCGGCGGCGGGTTTGGGCTTGACCTGCTCCGGGTGCGAAACCTGCAATTTGTGCAGCAGGTTTATGCGATCCTCTGCCGGTAGCGCAAGTGCATCTGCAATTATTTGTTCGGTTCTGTTTTTTGTCATGGTTTCAAAAGTTAAGGTTTCATTATCAAAATAGCCGGTGCCGCAATGCGGGCAGGCCGCGCCTTCGCAACGTATGCAGTAGTCAGTTCCACACTGCGTGCACCGGTGATATATGCAATGATTTGCCATGTGCATTAAAAGCTCATTGAAAGCGGCAACCAAACGTCCTGTCCGTTCTCGCCTTTCATCTTAACTTTGATGTACTGAGATGTCTTAGAAGGCCTGTAAGCTTCCCGGATAAGGTCAACAGCCTCAATCAGTTTCTTGTCGCCAAACTCAGCTGCTTTTTTGCTAAGGTCAAGAATGCGGTTCGCTTTTAATACACCGTCCTTATTAGGCTTTAGCATATCAGTAATAAATGATACTAATTTGCCGCTTTCCTCATCTATAGCCATACTCTGCAACCATTCGTTTACCTTGATAATCCCAACATCAACCGTCTCGTCCCACCTGTCAACTGTATTGCTTCCAATGATGATTGAGAGCTGCCCGTCACTTGAAGTGAATGTGTGGCTTTCCTGTTTTTCCATCTGCTCATCAGTAAGTTCGTAGGCAATTTTTTTTAGCTCCAGCACGTCTGCAAAATTGTCGAACACACGCTCACGCACTGATCTGATCGTTTTGCTCAATGAACTCAGCAGCTGGAACGATTCTTTGATAGCTAAATTCTTTAGCTCCTCATAGGTTTCTTTATCCTGCTTGCGCCTGTTGGCCTGCTCAGCTGCTTTTTGTTTGAGCTGCTCTGTCAGCTCTTTGATTTGCTCTTGCGTCAAATCTTTGATGTCGATTTTTTCCATTTTATTAATTGTGTTTAGGTTAATTCGAGCTGTTTAAGCCTTAATATTTGCTCCGATATAGCGCGTTTCTTTTTTGAAAGCGCCTGCCGATCTTTTAAATTATCGGCCTCACTGATCTGATCTCTTAAGCGATCAAGTTTTTGCTGAAAGAGCCTGATTTTTTGATAATCTGTTTCCATTGTTGTTATAGATATTTAGAGGTTAATAACTTGCTTGCCTTGCCACTTTATCGGTTTTGTTTCGCTATGCGTGACACCGATAAAGATTTCTTTTTCTATGAACACATGTCCGGTTCCAGCGCACAGGTAGCATATATTATCGCTTGTACCTCCTTCGCCTTTACAATTGTTGCATATTGCTTCATAAGCAACATAAACCTTTCTGGGGTGTTTTGATTTCATATTGATGTAGTATTAGTTAAGTACGCTTTGACGTTCAATTTCACGCTCTACCGGGTCCTGTTTGTGCAAGATTGCACGCAGGCGTTGAGTGCAGGCGTTCAGCTCATCGCTGCTCATCTGGTATATTAGCTTGCCGGCTATCCGGGGTTGCATCAGGTAGGCGTTTACACGCTCCCAGTCATCGTTTGTTGTGTAAATGCCAAGCTTAGTAAGCAGCGTAAGAACCAGGCTGCGCTGCTTGCGCACGTGGTCAGTTGCCGGAGCTTTGTAGCTGTATTGGTTCAGCAGCTCATTAAGCTCCGCAATAGTTAGCTTTGCAGTGCTGTCAGTGCCGTATTGGCTCAAAATAGCATCACGGTACTCATCAATACCTTGCTTGATCCATAGCGCGCGCAGGCGGCGCACTTTGGCTTTACGGATATCTTCACTCATATTAGTAATGTTTACGTTTGCGCCACTCTCGAGCAGGCGCTCAAATTCGCGCTCAGCGGCATGGCCAACAAAGCCGCCACGGGCTTTGCCATTTTCAAAAATGTTCAACCGCAAGCTGTGCGGATCGAAACTGTAAGTGAGGTTAGTTTTTGTTTTCATGTTCGTAGGGTATTAAATTTATAAATAGGGGGTTTCTTCTTCAACTTTGTTTCCGTGAAATAGCTGCGCTTTTTTCTCGTCAATCATTAGCACACCACCTGGCACACGGCCATTCACGTTGCAGCTTAGTCCTTTCACATGAAACCGCACTTTTGCCAGCTTACTGGCCAGCTTAGCCGGTGCTGTGTAGGGTTCGCCGCGTTCCTCGTGTGCCATAAACACAAACAGCTTGCGCGGATGCTTAGTTATAAAGCTTGCTAAAGCTGATTTCTTTAATTCGTCCTGGTAAATTGTCAAATTATCAATGAACACTATTTCGGGTGAGCGGCGTTTGTTGAGCCGCTTTTCTAACATTTCAAAGCTCTCATACTCGAGCAGATGTAGGTTCGTATCTGTTGTATCAACCCCAACACGGAGCATGGTGTTTTTAAAGGCGAGTCCGGTTCCCTCCTCGGCTGATATATAAAGCACCTTTTTGAGTTTTGACAGATACAGCGCGAGCGATAAGGCCAGCCATGTTTTGCCATTTTTGTCGCGCCCGTATATGAGCCACGCACCGTTGGCCTCCGGCTCGCCAAGTACATCCTTCCAAATCCCGTCAAGCTGCAATGTTTCATATTCTTTGTCGTATATGTTTCTTATCGTGATTGTTCGCTTCATATCCGGCCATACTTATTGATTGAGTATTAGTAAGCTTTCAGCACGTCGCAGCCCGCCAATATTTCCTCCATCAGTTGTAAGGCAGCGTTTCACAATTCCATTTAAATTACTTGTATCGCCCATATTAACAGCTAACACATCAGTTATAAGTTTCCTATAAAAGCCCATGCGTTCGCTGGTACCGCTTGGAACTACACTTGTATAGCGTTCGCTGTAGCGGCTGAAAATTTCTTTGTATCCAACTTGTTTATGCGCTATACCGCGTTCAATTTTGTTCCTAAGCCCGTCGGCACCCATCATATACCAGCCGCATACACCCTCGGTGGCATTCCAAAGCTCTTTAAGCACCAGGAAGGCGTTATAATCCAAGTCACCGGCCTCATCAATGATAATTAGCGGCTGTGGTAGCATGCGCAAATAATACTTAATGTTTGCCTTCACATCTGCATGTCTGCCTGCTGCGTCAACACCAATGGTTTTTGCAATGAGTTTCACAAAAAGCTGCTTTGTTTTGGCCTGACTGGCATCCACATAAAAGCAGTTTTTAAGTGTACGGCTCAGGTATTTTGCTGAAAATGTTTTACCTATTCCACATTCATCCACGCAGATGCGTGCTTTGCTAAATTGTTTGCAAAACAGCACATCCTCCTCAATAATGTTGTAAACCTCTGTACGTGCCATGTTCCACTTGCGCTCTGTTAGGCTTACATTGAGTTCGCGGCCAATTGTAAGCCAGGCGTTGTCTCTTAAAAGGCCATCGCGTTCGCCATTTTTCAAGCGGTTAAACACAGATGGACTCATTGACCACTGGCGTGCAAAGGCTGATTCGGCACCGTCGAAATTTGCGCGCTGCTCAAGCAATGCGGCAACTACTTTTTCTTTAAATTCTGCTGTGATTTGTAACATAGTATTATAATTATTATATAGTATTAGAATCTGTCTTTTAAACTCACTTTAACAGCTGTTTCAACGCCATTTAATTCATCATCAAAATCGGGTTCTGGCAATATCTCCACATCACAATCCATAATTTCTTCAGCTCTATGCAGGCCGGGCATTTTAAATTTGTTGTTGAGTGTAATAGGAGTATTGTCAATAATGGTAACTTTCTCGAGCTCGTTTTTGCGTTTGCGTTGGAAGGCTTCAATAGTGGTAGCGTATTGGCTCATTAGCTCACGTGCTTCAAAATCGGCGGCAGTCTGTTCCAGTTTAGCCCGGTGATAGCGTGGTTTTGGAAGTGCCTCACAGATATACGTATCATTGATATAAACCAACGCTTTTAGCACACTGTCATCATTGGCGTCGAGCCAGTAGATATCAATTTTTTCGCCTTCAACGGCTTTCATCAGATTGATCAGCTTATTGCCCGTATAAATGTTACCCTGGTCGCCCAGCAGCCATTCAGTTTTTTGAAAATTAATGATTCCGGCACGGCATGAAGTGGATGTTTTATAGCCTAAGTGGCGCATAAATCCGCGATAATTGGTTGGCACCAAATTAGGATGTTGTTTTTCGCAAAACACCTCCCAGCGGGTTTTTTCGGTGTGTATGCTGTGTGGCATATTGTTCCAGGTCTCAATATCGCGCAGGCACTGGTTAGCGAGCTTGTCATAAGGCACCATTGGCACTTTTTCGCCGCCTGATTGGTTCGATTCGTCAAGCGCAAAAGGTCTGGCAAGCCAACCTTCGTGTTTCTTTTCCAGCTTATAGCGGAGCGGGTTGTAATACGCCTCAATACGCTTGCCGCGCGCGTTGTTAGCCTCTATTCTTACCTCCTCAAACATATAGCCTTCGCGCAGGAAGGTGTTTGTAAAGGAGCTGTTGAGCGAGCTTTCGGCTTCCAGCTCATAAGGCAAACTGAAACCCCATTCCGCATAGTTGCGTACCATCTGTCGGTAGAAGTCTAAAATTATACCTTCCTTACTCTTACCATAAACCCATGTGGTAAATGCCTCGCTGCCCAGGTCGATGCCGTTGTAAAACCACATACGTTTACCTTTTGCATATTCAAAAGGAGGCTGGCGGTCATCAATACTGATAATACTGCCAGCATATTCAGGATGCAATAAGGAGTGATAAGGAATTGTATTGCTGATAAGCACCTGGCGGTTGCCACTGCGTGCGGCTATGGTTCCAATCCGGTTATCATAAGTATTAAGGTAATTATAGATAGTTGTTGAACTCAACTTAGGATAGCCGTCCGGCACATATAGCTCTCCGGTAGCATTGTTTACTACATCAAGATAGCCACTGAGGAACGATTCATATTGCCGCGCTACGTCAGCAAAGTTTGGTTTTTGCTTTTGAGTGCCAAACATATCGTTCAGCAGCTTCATAATTTCGTCCTGGTTATCGGGAGCGGCATTTTTGTTGCCATGCTTTTTGCTGATCAAGCTGATATAGCCATCCGTTGTAAATCGCTTGTACGTTTCTTTCCATCTGGCCTCATTCTCCGGAAGGGTGCTAACCATATCAAATTTTTTAGCCATGATTGGCTTAAAGCTGGTAGCATCTTTCCATAGTGTTGCAATTATAGCCTTAGGCTTGTAGCCTTTGCCAATTATTTCGGCCTCACGTGCCACTTTAAGCCGCTTACAGGCCTTTAGCAGGGTGGCGTTTGCAATGTACTTGTCTTGTATTTTTTCGTCTATATATTCGCCGTTTTCAAACTTATAATCTCTGTAGTAATCAACCGTTTCGCGGTCTGTTTTAAAAAAATCCACCAGCACATGCTTGCCTTTGCGTGGGTCGCCTATTGCCTGGCGCAAATCAAGCGGCAAGCTGTCAAAATCAATCAGCATTTGTCTGCCGTTGCCACCCAGCTGAACACGTTTTAGTCCGTAACCGCGTTTTTCGGCACGCTTGCAAATAACACTTAAAGATTTTTCGCTGGAATAAAACTCCGGCACAAGCTCCTCAGCCGTTACTACTAATATGTTGTTCCAGGGGTGTGGCATTTTATTGGTTCAAAGATTCCTGATTTAAAGATTCAATATTTGTGATTTGGTTCCCGGGGGCTGATTCGATCCAGCCGCTCACGCTCGACCCCGGGATTTGCTACATTTGCAAGTGCTAACCTTTTAAAATGTAGTGTTATGAATTCAACTGAAAAAGAACTTCTTATTGATTATCACCAGACTTGCATTTATTTGCTAAATAATCAGTGGAAAGATGCCGCTGAAATTATTGGTGATTATGTTTTAATTACGTCATCAAATCCGAGGCGTCATGAAATCCCCGTCAAAAAGGCTCTTGTCCCTCTTTTGACTTCGATACCCGGGGGAGTATTTCCGGGCTTTGAAGAGTTTAAGGCATTTATTGAAAAGATTCGAGAGTACCTGGATAGCGATAGGCTTTTCGACCCCACTTTCAAACTTAATTAAGCTTTTTACATCTGCTATGTATTGTTTCATTTCAGCTGTAAGCGGAGCACCCGTCTTTAATTGTTGTATTACTTCTTTTCGCATTGAATTGTGTTTTTTTACTAACCTTTAAAAATGTAGTGTTATGAATGAAGATGTTAAGAACTCAGTTAAAACCATTGTTGAATTGACTAATCTGCTTGCCGAAAAACGACATGCCTTTTTACAACACATTCTTCTTGTATCGACAACCCTATTCGGAGTTTTAATTGCCCTGCAACAAAAAAGCTCTGAATGGCTAGCAGCCCGTTTGTGTTTTGCCTCGGCTCTAGTGCTACTTGGGTTTGGTATCCTGCTAACTGGTATTGCACTATATGGTCATATAGCGGCTGTAAGTCGTAGTCGCGACTTATATCTTGCACAATCAAAAAACGCACTTCGTGAACCCCGTGCCACATTGCCCGTGAGTACGCCTTCAAAAAAAATATTCGTATTATCCGAAACAACCGCATACGTTTTCTTCTGCTTTTCGTTGATTTTGCTTTCATGTTATTCACTTATTATTGCTTTAGAGTAGTTACTGTTTCGCAATTTCTTCAAGCTTTCTGTCAAGCTCTGCACGTTCGTTGACTATGTTTATTATAGCTTGCTTCACGGGATCAGTCATACGGCGAAAGCCTTTGAGCATCTCGCGAATTGTACCTTCTTTGTAACCAGTAGCCTCAGCCACTTTTAACCTGTCGCCTCTGGTTAGTTTTTGCCTGATTTTTACCTGATTTGGATATTTCTTGACATTCTTTGCCATTCTGTTGTACATTTGTTGCGTTTATAGTAGCGCAAATATACTCCAATATGATTGGATAATCCAAATAAAATGGATACTTTTTTTAAAAAAACTTTGCTTGGTCTAAATATCAAGCATTTAAGACAGAATAAAAAGCTAACTCAAGGAGCTTTAAGCAAGCAATTAGGTGTTAAGGCAACCACTTTATCCAACTGGGAGGTTGGTATTTCGTCCCCTGACTTGGATATATTGACGAAAATATCCAATTATTTTGGTGTTTCGCTGGATAATTTAACCCTAATAGAACACGATCAATGGAGTGAAACTAGTAATCTTAGCAAGAATAGTGTAAAGGACAATTTATTACCATCCGGTCCTTGCCAGCAATGTGAAATTCGCGAAAAGCTAATTACCCAGCAGGAAGATACTATTGAGCTGCTTAAAGAAAAAATTGAAAGCTTAAAACAAAAAGGCCACAATAATAAATCTGGCGATGACCCTTACCGGCAAACAGGATAATTAAAATGTATGACCATACGCTCCCACCCCGCTTTTAAGCACAAAAAAGCAGGAAAACATACACACACACACGTTTTTGATTTTTAGTATTGTCTTGTTTTGTGTGTATTACACTAAATATCAATGTATTATATCAATATTCCATATTCTATAACATTGCCATATAGGGGTAGTTAGCGGTTAAAAATTGGATTTTAGCCCCTTTTTTTTGCCATATAGGGGTAGTTAGCCGTTCAAATTAACCGCTACCAGTTTACCCAACTGTTTACCCAACTGTTTACCCAAAGATTTTAAAGGTCATTTTCATGTCATTTCAAGGGCTTTTAAAACGGCTTGTTTTTTTGGTTTGTTTTGCTATCAGTCGCGCATTGTTTACAGGCACAAAAAAAACGCCGCAAAGGGCGTAAAATCAAATAAACCAGCTATTTTTGTAGCCTTATTAAGGGTAATACCATCTATAGTTAAAGTAATATGTAAGAAAGAGCTCCCTAATCATCAAAAAATTAAAGCAAAATTTAAGTAAATTAAACATTTCGTTTTTTTGCTTTTTAGTTACGATACTTGTAAGTATTTGTTATTCAATTAATAAAATCGCTTTTTTCTTTTTTTCTTTTTACATTTTGTTTTTATGCCCATAGATGGTCCATTTCTTTTTAAAAAATAATATGTTTGCAAACTGAAAAAGCTAATTTTATCTCTTTTAATTAGCTAAAATTAATTTTAACCAAATTTCTAATCTGAGAAAATATGAAATTTTATGATGT